TTTATGGGAAATTTAAATAAAACTTCTACATTTGATTTTGATTTAAAGTATGGACAGATAAGAGAAAAAAGAGTAGCAGAATTATTAAAGGATGGAAAGGTTGAAGTTAAAACTGAACGAAGTTGGTGGAGAAAGACAGGGAATATTGCTGTTGAGTATGAGTTTAGAGGTAAACCAAGTGGCATAGATAAGACTGAAGCTAAATGGTGGTTTCAAATATTAGAACTTAATGGTAAAGAACATTGTATGTTAGTCTTTAGAGTATCAAGATTAAAAAAAATAGTAAACAAATACAAGAAGACACATACAAAACAGATAGGAGATTACAAAGCATCTAAATGTGTAATCATACCTATTAAAGAATTATTTACAGAGAAGTGTTATGAACTATAAAGGAGAGACAATGAATAAAATATATACAGGTGCAGGAGTGGTAAGTGTTTCAGTAGTAATTGGTGTGTTAGTTTATATTATAATTGTTGGAATATAATTATGGGAATGATGGATGGAGGAACTAACTTCAAAGATATTTGTAGAACCTGTGATAGACAAGAGAATGGTGGGACTATGCGAAGGTATATCCACGATAGAAATTTAAAGATATGTCAAGATTGTTTTGAAAAATTAGATACAGATAAACAACACGAACACGTATGGATGGGTCAATTACATAGGAATAGATTATTATGATTAAAAAATGTTTAGGATTAATAGTTGGATTGTTATTACTAACTGGATGTAGTGAGTTTGCTCTGCTATCTAGTGGTTCAAGTCTAGCAATAAGTAATAATGTGTATGCAAAAAGTTGGAGTGGGTTAGATGTTGGAACTTATTTGATAACTGATAAAGATATTAAAACTCATGCATATGAGAAAGTTATGACTCTTACTAAGAAAGTTAATGAAACTTTTATATTAAAGAAACCTGAAATGTTAGCAACGGAGAAAAATGTGGGGGTTGCTATACCAGTTATTAAAGTAGAAGAGTCAGAAATATTTAAACCTGATGATAATTTAGTATTAACTAGTACTGTAACGTATCCAATTGAAGATAAAATATGGACAACAAAAGAGTGGGATATGTATTGTTTTTTATTAACAGCTTTCATAACAGCTCTCTTATTGTTTTTAAGTAGTGTAATTTATTTAGGTATATATATTATAACTTCACAACTAGAAATAAAAATAACAATAAAAAGAAAACTTACAAGAGAAAGAATAAAAAATAAAAAAAAGAAAAGAAGAAAAAATTAATTAGTAGGAGTTATCATGGGCGAGATTAATAGATGTTTAAGTTGTAATTGTAGGTGTCATTGTTCTTCAATAGAGCATTCAGATATGCTTGGAGTATGTCCTTGTGTAGCTTGTATGTGCAAGAAGGATGTAGTTGTAGATAGTAATAATGAATGCGAAAGTTGTCAATAATATATGAGTGATAAAGAATTAGTTACAGAATTAAAACAGCAGATTGCAGATTTAACTCAAGAAAAAAAAGATGTAATTAAATTATGTGATGAAAAAGATTCTAAGATTAAACAAATCTTAATTAAATTAGAACAATCTAATTTAGATACTCATGCTATGGGTAAAAAAATTCATACATAGAGGAAAAAGCTAGTAAAAAAGCCACTTTTAAGAGGATAATTAATGAAAAAATAGATGAGGTATTAGAAAAAAAAGATGAGCTTGACGTTGACAACGAGGATTAAAACTGATACAACATGGTATGCAATATAAAAATATAAATAAAAAAGGAAAAAACATATGGCAATAATTGAAGGCACAGCATACTGGGCTTCTCTGATAAGACCAAACGAAAAGTTTGAACCTATGTGGAGAATTGATTTAGCAGTTGATGATGCAACTGCAAGTACTTTTAAAACTAATGGCTTTGCAGTCGGAGAAACAAAATCTGATGACAAAGTAGTAAGTAATATTCTTAGATTTAAAAGAAAAGTTTCTAAAGCAAATGGAGATAAGAACCAACAACCACAATTAGTGGATGCTGAAAAGAAACCTATTGATAAAATAGTCGGTAATGGCAGTAAAGTAAAAGTAATGTATAAATCTTATGACTGGAATTTTAAAGGTAAGAAGGGCAAAGGTTTAGATTTACAAGCTGTACAGGTACTGGATTTAGTGGAATACACTCCCAATGAAGATTTTAATATAGAAAATAAATCTTCTAATGGTGTTGACATCAAAGAAGATTTTTGATACAACATTAACAGTCATAATACATGACTCATTTTCTACTCCTACAGGAGGGTCAGCTTGACAACAGGTTGGCTCTCCTTTTTTTTAGAAATTAATTATGAGGGCGACAATGGAAATAAATAAAAAAGGATTTGTAAAGTATCATCTACCATGTCCGTTATGTAAAAGTAGTGATGCGGTTTCTGTTAATGCAGATAGTTCGGCTTATTGTTTTTCATGTCAGAAATATATAAAGGAATATGATATGGAAACACAACCGATAACAAATGGCAAACAGGAATCTAAAGTGCAAAACTTTTCACAGCAATCAGACTTTACAGAAATAGTAGACAGAAATCTTTCAGAAAATACTTGTAAAAAATATGGTGTATCTGTTAAGACAGATAGTATGGGTACTATAACTAATCATTATTATCCTTACCATGATAAACAAGGTTCAAAGATTGCAACAAAAACTAGATATACAAAGTCAAAAGAATTTAGTGTGCAGGGTAATACTCACCAAGCAGGATTATTTGGAGAACATTTATTCTCTAAAAATAAATTTATTATAGTTACTGAAGGTGAGATAGATTGTTTATCTGCTTATCAAATGTTTAAAACAAGTGACAAGTATGATACACCAGTCGTAAGTATTAAGCATGGCATAGCTTCTGCAGTTAAAGATATTAAAAATAGTCTTGAATGGTTAGAACAATTTCAAAATGTCATTATTAATTTTGATAACGACAAGCATGGAATAGAGGGTGCATTAAAAGTAGCTGAGTTATTCAGCCCAGGAAAATGTAAGGTTATGCATCTTCCTCCTGAATTTAAAGATGCGTCAGATTGTTTAACTAAAAATAAAATTCAAACTTATACTAAAGCATTTTGGGATGCAAAAGTTTTTGCTCCTGATGGTATCATTAATGCTAACATTTTATTTGATGAAATAAGTAAACCAACTTTACAATCATTTGTTCAGTATCCTTTTGAAGGATTGAATAAGATGACATATGGGTTGAGAGCTTCTGAATTAGTTACCTTTACTGCAGGTAGTGGGTTAGGTAAGACCCAAGTAGTTAGAGAATTAATCCATCATTTAATAAAAGAGACAAAAGATAATCTTGGTTTATTAATGTTGGAAGAAACTCCAGTCATTACTTCTAAAGGTATAATGAGTATCGAAGCAAATCAACGATTACATTTACCTGATGTTCATGTTGCTAAACCACAATTGAAAAAATATTTTGATGATACTATAGGTAGTGGTAGAGTATTTATGTTTGACCATTTTGGTTCTAACACTATTGATAATATAATTTCAAGAGTAAGATATTTAGCTAAAGGATTAGATTGTAAATATATTATCATAGACCATGTTAGTATTATAGTATCAGACCAGTCACATGGAGATGAGAGAAAAGCTTTAGATGAAATAATGACTAGACTTAGAACTCTTGTACAAGAAACAGGCATAGCTATGATAGTAGTCTCACATTTAAGGAGACCTGATGGTAAAGGACATGAAGAGGGTGCAGCTACATCTCTATCTCAACTAAGAGGTTCGGCTTCTATAGGTCAGTTAAGTGACATGGTTATAGGGCTTGAGAGAGACGCACAGCACGATGACCCTGAAATCCGACATACCACTAAGGTAAGAGTGTTAAAGAATAGATTCTCAGGTATTACTGGACCTTGTTGTGACTTAAAGTATGATATGGATACTGGCAGATTAGCAGAGGTAACATCAAGTGACTTTTGATAAAGTAATATTTGATATTGAAACAACTCTTAACGTAGATAAAATTTGGTGCATTGTTTGTAAACATAAGAATACTTATTATCAATTTAAAGAAGATAAGATACACAGGTTTGTAGATTTTTTAAAACAAACTAAAGAAGTTATAGGACATAACATTATTGGATTTGATATACCAGTATTAAATAAATTTTTTGGTTATGATATATTTAAAACTTGTAAGATAACTGATACATTAGTTTTATCTAGATTGCTTAACCCTATGCTAGAGGGTGGACACTCATTAAAAAACTGGGGTGAAAAACTTTACAAAAAGAAAATTGAGTTTAATAACTTTGATTATTTTAGTGAAGAGATGTTAAAGTATTGTAGGAATGATGTTGACTTAACAGAGAAATTATATAAATTTCTTTATAAGAAGATGGAAGATTTTGGAGAGTCTATTGAATTAGAACATAAAGTTGCCA